GGGTAAGCCGATTGTCGGGCGTCCGTCAAAGAACAACATCGGTAGGGTTCCGCTGTATCCCATTGGCGTTGATACGGCAAAAGAGGTTCACTACTCGCGCCTAAAGATGGACGAGGCTGGCCCAGGCTATTGCCACTTCCCTGCCAAGCGGGATGATGAATATTTTAAGCAGTTGACTGCTGAAAAGCAGATGATCCGTTACCACAAGGGTTTCCCGTCGCGGGTCTGGGTCAAAACACGGACACGAAACGAGGCTTTGGACGTTCGCGTATACGCAATTGCGGCGCTTACGATCCTGAATGTAAATATGGATAGCGTGGCCCGTAAGTTTTATGCTAACATGGAAAAGCATAAATTGCCAAATGTGGAAGAAGCTGATAAACCCCATCCATTAACGGCTGGGAAAAGGGCTGTTCGTAGAGGTGGTTTCGCTAACAACTGGCGCTGAGGGATAATGGCTAATCTTTTTGATGAAAATGAAGCACCAGAGGGCGAACCACTGAAGATCGTTGTTGGCGATTTTATTCAGTGGAAGAAATCTTCTCTTGCTGAGACATATCCTCCTGCACTTTACTCCGCTAACTATGTTGCGCGGATCACTGCTGGCGGCACAAACGAAATACAAATACCCGCCGTTGAACGCACGGGATATTATCTTTTTACCGTTGATAGCGCGACATCTGCTGCTTTTGTTGCTGGCTTCTACCATTGGCAGCTTGAAATTGTGCAAACATCAAGCGGTAACCGCGTTGTTGTAGAGCGCGGTGAGTTTCAAGCTATCCAAGACCTTGATAATAGTGGCGCTGATCCTCGCACACATGCTGAAATCATGTTGGATAAGATTGAGTCCTTGCTACAGGGCCGCGCCGACAAGGATGTATCATCCTATTCTATCCAAGGACGCTCTATTGCCAAAATGTCTATTACGGACCTATTGCAGTGGAGGGATTATTACCGCAAGGAAGTTTTGAAACAGCGGCGCGATAATGCCATTGCTCTTGGCAAGCCGACCAAGACCACGATGAAGGTGCGTTTCCTATGAGTTTGTGGCGTGAAGCATTGGGTTTGCCTCCAAAGGTACAGAACAAGGTGGCGAAGCGTAGCTATCAGGCTGCGAACGTGGGGCGGCTTTTTGCTGACTTTATGGCGTCCAGCCGCAGTCCAGACAGTGAACTGCGCCCTGACCTTGTCTTGATGCGCAATCGTTCGCGTGATTTGGCTCGGAATGATGTTTACGTTAAGCGTTTTATGAACTTGCTGAAGACCAATGTGGTCGGTGACAAGGGCATGACCCTGCAAGTCAAAGCGCGAAACACGAACGGATCGTTGGATGCTATAGGCAACCAAATCATTGAAGACAGCTTTGCCCAATTTGCCCTTAAAGGCAACTGCACGGCAGATGGTCGCCTAAGCTGGATTGACCTACAGAAATATGTGATCGAAGCGACTGCGCGTGATGGTGAGGCGCTTATCCAGATCGTGCGCAACCGTGTATTTATTCATGGTATTGCATTTCACCCTATCGAATCTGACCAGATTGATGAGCAGAAGAACGAGAAGTTGCGAAACGGACGCGAAATCCGCATGGGCGTTGAGGTCGATGAGTTCCAGCGTCCTGTGGCCTATTGGGTAAAGAAGCGTCACCCTGGCGATTCTGAGTTCTCGTCCATTTCGATCAATTCGTCTAACCGGATTGATGCCAAGAACATCATCCATGTTTACGATCCGCTTCGCGCTGGTCAGACACGCGGTGAGCCTTGGTTGGCCCCTGCCATGAGCCAGTTGAAGATGCTGAACGCTCACCGTGAGGCTGAATTGGTCGCATCGCGTATGGCCGCGTCCAAGATGGGCTTCTTTACATCAGAAACTGGCGAAGATGCTCCAGCAGATGATTACGACAACACTGTGCCGATCATTGATGCGGAACCAGGTACGTTTCACCAATTGCCTGATGGCGTAAAGTTCTCGGCATTTGATCCCTCGCATCCAGCCACTGCCTTTTCTGATTTCCAGAAGGGCATCATTCGCGGTATCGCGTCTGGCCTTGGCGTATCCTATGCTGCGCTGTCGAACGATCTGGAAGGCACATCCTACAGTTCGATTCGTCAAGGTGCGCTGGAAGAGCGTGACTCTTACAAGATGATGCAGCAGTTCCTGATGGAGCATTTTGTCATCCCAGCATACAATGCTTGGCTCAGGCACGTTATGGAGTTTGGTTTTATTCCAATTCCAGTATCGCGCTTTGACAAGTTTTCATCCGCTTCAAGTTTCCGCCCCCGTGGTTGGCAGTGGGTCGATCCTCAGAAGGAAATTAACGCAGCCGTTACCGCTATGCACAATGGCGTTATGTCGATGCAGGACGTTGCTGGTCAGTATGGCCGCGATGTCGAAGAGACATTTAGCCAGTGGCAGCGCGACAAGGAAATGGCAGACGCATTTGGCCTTGAATTGGCATTCTTCCCGTTTGGCGGGAATGAAGCTACTAAGGGCATCGACGAAGAAGAACCGATTGATTGATTGTTGCGTAATTTGGTGTTATTGTTTTGCTGAAACGCTTTTTGGAGCAATTTATGTCAGAAGTTGAAAATGCCGTAGAAGCAGAGGTTGTAGAAGCTGAGGTCGCTGTAGAGGTTGAGGCCGTTGACGCTGAAGTCGCTGAAGAAGCAACTGAAGCGGCGACTGAAGAGGCAACTGAAGAGCCTACTGATGAAGAGCGTAAAGGCGCTGACCTTGAGCGCCGTTCTGCCGTTGTTGACATTGCTGTTCGCGGCGTTGATGAAAAGAAGCGTACCGTATCTATTGCGGTGTCATCGGAACTTCCTGTTGAACGCTCGTTCGGAAAAGAAATCCTTGTTCATGAATCGAATGCAATTGATATGGCGTTTTTGTCATCTGGCCGTGCGCCGTTGCTACTCGACCATGATATGGAACGCCAAATTGGCGTAATTGAATCTGTTGATCTCGACGCTGATAGGGTGCTTAGGGCGAATGTCCGCTTTGGCCGCTCTGCTTTGGCACAAGAGATTTTTCAGGACGTTGTCGATGGTATCCGGTCGAATGTCTCGGTTGGTTATCGCGTCAACAAAATGGAGCGGTCCACGACTAATAAGGACGAGTACCTTGTTCGCTCTTGGTCGCCCCTTGAGGTATCTGTCGTTTCTATCCCCGCTGACCAGTCAGTCGGCGTAGGTCGTAGCGCGGCTGCTCTCGAACCCCAACCCAAAGTTGAACCATCTATCAAAAAGGAAGTCAAAATGACTGACGAAGTAAATATGGATGCGGTTCGTGCAGAAGCTGCTGAAGCCGCTGCTAAGAACGCATCTGCAATCATCGAACTCGCCGCCCGTCACAACAAGCGTGATCTTGGCGACGCAGCCCTCCGTTCGGGCAAGAGCATTGAGCAATTCCGTGGCGAACTGCTTGACGTAATCGGTTCGGACAAGCCACTTGCTAACGAAAACATCGGCATGACGAAAAAAGAAATTCGTCAGTTCTCGGTTGTTCGTGCAATTGCTGCTCTCGCAAACCCAACTGACCGTCGCCTTCGCGAAGCCGCTGCATTCGAGTTTGAAGTCTCGGAAGCTGCTGCACAGCGTTATGGCCGCGCTGCACAGGGCGTTATGCTCCCAACCGACGTTCTCGGCGTTTGGAAGCGCGACCTGAACACCAGCGATGACAACGAAATCGTAGCAACTAACTTGCTTGCTAACGAGTTCATCGACGTTCTGCGTAACTCCTCGTCCGTTATGCAAGCTGGTGCGCGTATGCTCCCAGGTCTTGTTGGCAACGTAGCTATCCCTAAGAAGACTGCTGCTTCGTCGGGCGGCTGGATCAGTTCTGAAGGCGGCGCTGCCTCTGAATCTGAACCAACCTTCGGCACGGTATCGATGGCTCCAAAGAATGTTGGTGCATTCACCGACATGACCCGCCAGTTGATCCTGCAATCAACCCCTGCCATCGAAGCACTGGTTCGTGACGATTTGACACAGGCTCTGGCCTTGGCAATCGATAAGGGCGCATTGGAAGGTTCCGGATCGTCCGGTCAGCCAACGGGTATCTTGAACACCTCTGGTGTCAACAAGCCAACCGCGTTTGCTGCTGCTGTTCCAACCTTTGCTGAAATGGTTGCGATGGAAACTGCTGTTGCAGAAGACAACGCTCTGTTCGGCAACTTGGCATACATCACGGACGCAGCCACTTACGGCGGTCTGAAGACGAAAGCCAAGGACGCTGGTTCGGGTATGTTCGTCCTCGAAGGCGGCGAAGCAAACGGTTACAATGTAATTCGTACTCAGCAGGCAACTGCTGGTAACGTATACTTCGGTAACTTTGCTGACTGCCTCATCGGTATGTGGGGTGGACTCGATCTTCTGGTTGATCCATACACTGCTTCGAGCAGCGGCACTGTTCGTGTTCGTGCGCTTCAGACTATTGACGTTGCACTTCGCAACCCAGTCTCGTTCGCATACAACAACGACACGGTATAAGTAATGTTGAGGGCTGATATTTGGAAGTCGTATCAGCCCTCGACTTCTTTGGAGAATGATATGCAATACAAGTGCATTCGTGGCGTAATAACATCGCAAGGCCCAATAAGCGTGGGTGATGTTGTTTCTCTT